TGGAGGACGAGCCGCTTGCCACCGTGGTGCAGAATATGCGCAAAGGCTCCAAATGGCTCTCCGCCTTTCTGGAGAGTTACCGCCCGCCGCTGGACGGGGAGCGTTACCTGACGGACAGGGAGGTGGCGGAACTGCTTCGTGTCAGCCGCCGCACCTTGCAGGAGTACCGCAACAACAGGGTGCTGCCCTTTATCCTTTTAGGCGGGAAGGTGCTTTACCCCGAATCAGGGCTGCGTGAACTGTTGGAAGCGAATTACCGCAAGCCGCTATGATGCTTATTTGGCGTTTTGAAAGAAAAAGGTTATTTTTGCATCATGTTTACGCTTAGTCGTAATCACTTGCTTAATCTCATGTGCGCTTGGGTTTCCAATGCCATCGTACTTCCAGCTTGTCTTGGGAGCAGTATCAATCTTTAATACGTTGGGAAAGGAGACATCGAGTATGACAAGAACTATAATGAAGGCGGTAGGGGCTGTAGCGGCAGGCCGAAACAGAAAAGTTCACATGAAAACAGTAAGTGTAACCATATATTGCGATGAAGGCTCCAAGGGTTCGAATCCCGCCCTGCCACAAAAAAAGCTACCATTATGGTAGCTTTCTTTTTTAACAGAGCATCGTTTTTAACAATACCCGGCTTTTCCGTTCTGTATGAACATCACGTATGCCTGCCGCTTCTCCTTCGAGAGTGCCTTGCCCACCAGCCACGTGCGGAACACGTGCGTGCAGTAGGTGTCCAGCCGGAAGGCGACGGGGATGATGATTTCAAGCGAGTAAACATCCCCGTAAAGACCGTTTTCGAGCTGTATGTAGCGGCATACCTCGTAATCGCTCAGCACGTCCGTCTTTAGAACGGCCCTGATGGCGGCGTTCACTGCCGGGACGCCCGTATGGAACAGTCCGGCGATTTCTCCGGCGGTCATCCATATCTCGTTACCGGTTACGCGGACCGCCTTGTCCTCTATGATGATTATGTCACGTTTCATGGCTTTTCTTTTTTAGATGGTGCAACCTGCAAATTCCTCAATCGTGTTCAATCTCGCGGCAAGGTTCTCCATGTCTTGGTTGAGCTTCTCTTTGGTTATTTTCGCGTATATCTGCGTTGTCTTTATGCTCTTGTGCCCTAACATGGAACTTACCGTTTCAATGGGCACGCCGTTGGATAGGAACACCGTCGTGGCTGCCGTGTGGCGGCTCTGATGGAAAGTGATAGGCTGTGCAAGGGAAAGCGAACAGGTAAAGATAAAACGTAAGTCGTTTGAAATTAGCTTTGTTTCAGTATTCTGCCAAGTAGAGAAAATGCAAATGACAACGTAATATTGAGGTTGTTCAGTTACCAAACCGTTAGCCGGGCAGTTACCGAAACGAAAATAGGTAACGGTAAGCGATGAAAAGAAATCCTCACCGTTTTGTTTGCACTCATACACAGTGTTTTGCATATCAAGGAACGCTTATATGGCAAGTAATTTTGCACTAAAAAGTATAAGCGTATGAAAGTAGAAAAATTCAAGGTGCTGCTCTACCTTAAAAAGAGCGAACCGGACAAGTCGGGCAAAGCCCCGATAATGGGAAGAATCACCGTGAACCGGAGTATGGCGCAGTTCAGTTGCAAGCTGTCCTGCAGACCGGAATTGTGGAATCCACGTGAAAGCCGTCTGAACGGCAAGAGCAAGGAAGCGGTGGAAAGCAATACCAGAATTGAGAAACTGCTGTTGGCGGTAAACACGGCATTCGACAATCTTGTGGAGCGTAAGATTGATTTCGATGCCACCGATGTGAAAGACCTTTTCCAAGGAAGCATGGAAACACAAATGACCCTCATGAAAATGACAGATGCAATCTGTGACGACATTAAGGCACGTATCGGCATAGACCGGGTAAAGGGGACTTATCCCGGCTATCACTATATGCGGCTGACACTCGGGGTGTTCATCGAAACCAAGTACAAGGTCAAGGATCTGGCTTTCGGACAATTGACGGAACAGTTCATACACGACTATCAGGCCTTCGTCACGGAAGAGAAAGGCTATGCGATTGATACCGTACGCCACCACCTTGCCATCCTGAAGAAAATCTGCCGCCTTGCCTATAAGAAAGGGTATTCCGAGAAATGCCATTTTCAACATTTCGCCCTGCCCCGGCAATCGGAAAGGACACCACGTGCATTGAGCCGCGAATCGTTCGAAAGAATCCGTGACGTGGAGATACCTTCATACCGAAAGACGCACATACTGGCACGCGACCTTTTCCTGTTCGCCTGTTATACGGGCGTGTCATACGCTGATGTGGTTTCCATCACGGACGAGAACCTGCACACGGATGATAACGGAGCATTATGGCTGAAATACCGCCGGAAGAAAAACGAACATCGGGCGAGCGTGAAACTGCTTCCCGAAGCGTTGGCTCTGCTTGAAAAATACAGGGATGAAACCCGGGAGACGCTTTTTCCGATAATCCACCACCCGAACATGAAACGACACATGAAAGCGTTAGCGGCACTGGCAGGCATCAAGGATAACTTGTGTTATCATCAGGCCCGCCATAGTTTTGCTTCGCTGATAACACTCGAAGCGGGTGTGCCGATAGAGACCATCAGCCGGATGCTGGGACATTCCGACATTTCCACAACACAGGTCTATGCCCGTGTCAGCCCGAAGAAACTTTTCGAGGACATGGACAAGTTCATAGAAGCCACCAAAGATTTTCAATTAGTTCTTTAATCCTTTAATACAGAAAATGATATGCGAAGCACATTTTCACTCTTGCCCTATATTAACCGCAGCAAAGTAAAGGCTGACGGTACGACCGCCATACTCTGCCGTATAACCATTGACGGAAAACAGACCGTCATCAGTACGGGGATTTATTGCCGACCGGAAGAATGGAACAGCAAGAAAAGCGAGATTAAATCCGTAAGGGAAAACAACCGCTTACGGGAATATTTGCGACTGGCAGAGGAAGCCTACAATGAGATATTGAAATCGCAAGGCGTGGTCAGTGCGGAGATACTGAAGAACCATATCGCCATGAACAATATTCATCCAGTTACCCTTCTGCAAATGGGGGAATGGGAAAGGGAGCGGTTAAGGAAACATTCAGTAGAAATAGATTCCATATCTTCCTACCGCCACTCCATGTACTATCAGAAGTACCTGACGGATTATCTCGCTTCTTTCGGGAAGAAAGACATCGCCTTTGAGGAAGTGACGGAAGATTTCGGCAAATCTTACAAGGCATATCTTAAGAAATGCAAGAATTTCGGGGCTTCCCAGACCAACAAATGCCTATGCTGGCTGAACCGTCTGCTTTATTTGGCTGTCGATAAAGAGATTATCCGTGTGAATCCCTGCGAGGATCTGGAATACGAACCAAAGCCGGAAGCAAGGCACAAGTACATCAGCCGTGAAGAATTCAAGAAGATACTTTCCACACCGATGTATGACAAGCGGATGGAATTGGCAAGACGAGCTTTCATCTTCTCGACCCTGACGGGACTGGCGTATGTGGACATCAAACTTCTTCATCCCCACCATATCGGGACGAACGCTGATGGCAGGCGGTATATCCGCATCAACCGAAAAAAGACAAGGGTGGAGGCGTTCATACCCTTACATCCCATAGCGGAACAGATATTGTCGCTGTACAACACGACCGATGACGAGAAACCTGTGTTTCCTCTTCCCAACCGTGATGCCCTATGGTTTGAGGTTCACGAATTGGGAATAACCATAGGCAAAGAGGAAAATTTGAGCTATCATCAAAGTCGGCACAGTTTCGGAACATTTCTGATTTCGGCGGATATACCTATCGAAAGTATTGCCAAGATGATGGGGCATTCCAATATCCGGACGACACAGGGTTACGCACGGATAACTGATGATAAAATCTCAAAGGACATGGACAAGCTGATGGAACGCAGGAAAATACAATCTATCGGCGAAAAGACAGACAACAATAAGTAAACAGCATCAATTCAGTACATTATGGACAGAGGAATAATAACAATCAGTGAAACGGGTGCAGTCACTATGCCTGCTGCACCTGTATGGATGACCAAGTTTGAGATAGCCGACCTGTTCGGTGTGTTCTCATGCGATGTCCACAAGGCGATTCATACCATTTACAAGAACAAGGAACTGAACGAGTTTGACACGATGAAGTATCTCAAGCAACCGGATGGCATCAGTTATGACGTTTATGATATTGAAATGGTTATAGCCGTTGCATTCAGGATATGCAGTAAAGAGAGTGTCTTGTTCAGACGGTTTATAATAAATGAAATTAG